TAGATGCAATTCTTTAAATATTGTGAAATCCGAAAATTATTTTATAGTTAATCGAATATGCCCTATATGCAACAAAAATGTTGAAACTAAATCAATAGATAGGGCAATTGCCTGTAGGAACCATTATAGAAAAATTAATAATAATACTCCTTGTAAGACATGTTCTATAAAATTACAAACAGGTGAGGGAAATCCATTTTACGGAAAAAAACACACAAAAGAATCTCTTAATAAATTGTCAAAAACATTATCGGACAACCCAAGAAAATTTAGTTCATCGTCAAAACCCGAAAAACAAATTGAAAAAATTATTAAAGGTCTTGGGTATGAGGTTAAGAGAACATATAAAGTCAATGAATATATTTGTGATATCTACATACCTAAATTTAATCTAATAATTGAATATAATGGGGATTATTGGCATTGTAATCCAAATAAATATGATTCTAATTATGTCCACCCTCATAAGAAAAAACCCTCATCTCAAATATGGTGTGAGGATAAAATAAGAATTGACAACATCATTGATTATGATTATAATTTGGAAGTGGTTTGGGAATCTAATTTTAATGAAAAAACCACAATTCAAAATATAATTAAAAAATATGAAACAAAAAATTAATGTTGTAGTAATACCCAGCGATAAAAGTGGAGTTGGAAAATTTCGTTCTGTTGACCCTCATGTCTTTCTTCAAAATCTTTATAAAGATGAATTTCATATCGATATCGTCTATGACCCACCATACGATGATATGAACTTTTGGAAACAATATCAAATAGTTTCATACCATAGGAGTATTGGAGCAGATTTTGAAAGAGCAAACGCCCTTATCAGAATTTTAAACTCCATGGGTATTGTTACTGTTTGTGATATTGACGATTATTGGATGCCGGGTAAAGAACACCCAATTCACGATATTATTAAATTTAATAAAATAAATGAAAAAATTGTCGAGAATCTTAAGGTTTCAAAATACGTTACAACAACAACAACTTTATTTGCGGATGAAATTAAAAAAATAAATAAAAATGTTTTTGTAATCCCCAACGCGATAAATCCAAATGAACCACAATTTAAAGAACCAACATTAGAGTCAGATAGATTGAGAATTGGTTGGTTAGGCGGTTCATCTCACTTACATGATTTAGATATTTTAAATCCATCATTTGGTAAATTAGCACAACACAAAGATAAATTACAATATGTTCTTTGTGGATTTGATGTTAGGGGAACTGTCACAGAAATCAATTCTCAAACAGGGGAGCACGTAAAAAGAGATATTAGACCGGAAGAAACAGTTTGGGCTCAATATGAAAAGATTTTTACACAGAATTACGGAAATATTTCTGAAGAATACAAAAAACATTTAGTAAATTATAATACTAATTCGTTTCCGGATGAAATGACTGAATCATACTTAAGAGTTTGGACTAAACCAGTTACATCTTATGCTAAGAATTATTCAAAATTTGATGTATCTTTGTCTCCAATTAAGAATCATATGTTTAATAGAATGAAATCTCAATTAAAAGTTATTGAGGCGGGATTCTATAAAAAGGCGTTAATCGCGTCTAACATTGGACCATACACTCTTGATTTGAAACATTGTTTAAAAAATGGGGAATTTGTTGATGGAAATGCGATGTTAGTTGATGAGGTTAGAAACCATTCTGATTGGGCAAAATGTATTGAAAAACTGATGAAGAACCCTAATTTAGTTAAAGATATGGGGGAAAGATTATATGAAACCGTTAAAGACAGATACGATTTGAATATAGTAACAAAAGATAGAAGAGATTTTTACTTAAGCATTATTAAATAATATGATAAACATTCCATTAAATAAGATTTTATTTTTAGATATTGAAACCGTTGGGATTGAACCCACTTGGGAATCGTTATGTACGAATAGACCGGAACTTTCCTTTCAGTTTGAAAAATATTTTGATTGGTTTCAAAAAAGGTTCCCCGAAGATGCCGATGAAGGTCCGGGAAAAATGTTTGTTAATCGGGCAGCACTAGTCCCTGAATTCTTAAGAATTGCTTGTGTTAGTGTTGCCTTTATTGGGCCTGATGGTGAAACAAAAATGCAGTCATTTAGTAATCTTGATGAAAAAGAATTACTAATAGATGTTCAAAAAATGCTTTATCGTACCGGTGAATTAGGGTTTTTTCTTTGCGGACATAATGTTAAAGGTTTTGATATTCCTGTTCTTGCTAAAAGAATGATAATGAATGGGTTACTACCTCCAAAAATTTTACCAGGTCACGATACTAAACCTTGGGAAATTAAAGCTCTTGATACTAAAGAAGTGTGGCAATATGGTGGTTATGGGTCAATTGCCTCATTAGAGTTAATGTGTGTGTGTTTAGGTGTTGAATCGTCTAAAAATATGGAAGTAACAGGAAATAAAGTTCATGAAGCCTTTTGGATTAAAAAAGACATTAAAGGTATTGTAGAATACTGCGAAAAAGATGTTGAGGTACTAGTGGAAGTAATTAAAAAATTAAAAGAATTAAAATAATGGGAGGATTTGATGGTTTAGATGGTTTAGGGTTTGACCCTGAAATATTAAATGATATTCAAAATCATTTTAAAAAAATACAGGAAGAATCAGGTGTTGAGATTGACGAAGACGACGAATACCAAAAAGAGTTGGAAGAATTGATTGGTATGACGTATGAGGAGATGAACGAAGACGCGTTAAAAGCAATTAAGACTAAAAATTTAAAAGTGGAATTATTAAATGAGGATGCGAAGTTTCCTGAATACGCTTACCCAAGTGATTCAGGATTTGACCTATTTTCGACGGAAGAAGTTATTCTACCTCCATTTGGTCGGGGATTAGTCCCAACAGGTATTAAATTATCAATCCCTGATGAATTTGAAATACAAGTAAGACCAAAAAGCGGTTTAGCGATTAATCAAGGTTTAACAGTATTAAATACTCCCGGAACTGTAGATTGTTTCTCTGAGGATATGAAAATACTTACAGTTGATGGTGAGAAATTATTATCGGAATTAAAAATAAACGATGTTGTTTTTTCAGTTAATGAAAAAACTTTTGAGATTGAAAAAGATGTCGTATCCAACATATTTGATACAGAAACTCAAGAAGTTCTTATTATTGAAACGGAATTAGGTGTGCTAGAAGTCACACCAAATTCCGAGGTATATACGACTAACGGAATTATTTTAGCCAAAAATTTAAAAGAAAATGATGAAATTATAATCTTTTAATCACCAGTATACTATCTATCAATAAAGATAGATATAGAGTATGTCGGTAAAATGTCAAATATGCGGGGTTGAGAAAGAATACTCAATAGTGGAACACTTAAAGTACGAACACAAAATAACCTCAAAAGAATATAAAGAAAGGTTTCCTAAATCTAATGTTAAGTCAGTTGAATTTTTTAAAATGAATTCAAATAATATGAAGTCAAAATGGTCGGAACCTGAGTTTAAAGAAAAGATGAAAATTTCAAGAAAAATTTCACATAATAAACCAGAATTTATTGAAAAAATGAGTGAAATTGTGAAAAAAAAACACAAGGAAACTCCTGAAATTTACTCCGGTTTTACATCGTGGTCTAAAAGTGAAAGGTTTAAAGAATGGGTTAAATCTGAAGAAAGAATTAAAAAAATATCAAAAAGTTCAAAAGAAAGATGGGAAGATGATGATTATCGAAAAAGAACTATACAAACAATTAAAGAGAGATTAAATGATGGGAGATGTCAAAAAAGTGACGATTTTAAAGAAAAAATGTCGGAGATAATATCAAAATTATATAGTTCAGGTAAGTTCTCTAATGACAGTAATAGATATAAAACAGGAACATACACATCAAATAAACAAGAAACTTTTTATTATTCATCATCATACGAGTTAGATTCTATGAAGTTTTTGGACTCTATAGATTATGTTAAAACATGGACAAATAAACACGGAATAAGAATCAAATATTATTATAATAATATGAATAGATACTATATTCCTGATTTCTATGTTGAATTAGAAAATGGTAATAAATTTATTATTGAAATGAAGGGATGGGAAACCGAAGAAGTTTTAATTAAACAAAAATATACATTAAAACAATACCCAAACTATAAACTATTTTATTCAGTCGACGATTTAAAAAAATTCATATATGAAAACAAGTAAAATTAAAAAAATCACCAAAACGGAAAAACAAACTTATGATATAACAGTAAAAAACAATCATAATTTTTTTTGTAATAAACATCTAATACACAATTGTGGTTATAATGGAGAAATTAAAGTAATCGTCTTCAACACAAATAATATAACAAAATCAATCCCTAAAGGGACAAAAATCGCTCAAGCAGTTTTATGTCCAGTGGTTAATGGAAAATATGTCAACTTAATTCAAGTTGATTCAATAACTGAAGGGGAACGAGGAAATAACGGATTTGGGTCAACAGGTTTAATTTAAAACAATCATGAAAATAATACAGTTAGGAACAAATGATGGCCAGGATGATTTAACAAAAATAGTTATGTCGTATAAACCATCGGACATTGAACTTTTGGTTTTAGTTGAACCTCAAGAAATTTTTAATAGTAGTATTAAAAATATATATCAAGATTATAATTTTAATATTGAAAATAAAATTATAAATTTAGACGAAAGTAAAAAATCTGAAATTTTTTATACTTGTATTCATAAACATTTAAGCAGTTTAAAAAAAGAAAACATTGAAAATCATGGTTTAGGTGTTCCAATATCAGAGGTTGTTTACGAATCAATAACATTGAATGAGTTATTTGAAAAATATAATGTGGTTGATTTGGATATTTTATTTGTTGATGTTGAAGGTATGGACGACAAAATAATATCAAGTATTGATTTTAATAAAGTTTCTATAAAACAAATTTACTACGAATTTTCTCACATAGATGACGAATCTTTTATTAATTTTTTAAATACAAGGGGATATGAAGTCCATAAAAATATTTTTTATAATGGATATACCAATTTGGCAACTAAAAAATGTAATTTATGAAAATATCGTTAGTTTGTATTGCGAAAAATGAGGATAATTATATTCAGGAATGGATTAATTATCATTTAAAATTAGGGTTTGATAATATTTTTATTTACGAAAATGATTGGGACTCAAAAATTGAAAATCATAAAGTCACTAAATACCCTGTTGTGGGAGTTAAACAACAAATTCCCGTCTATAATGAGTTTATTTCAAAACATAAAAACAGTTATGATTGGGCAGCGTTTTTAGATGTTGATGAGTTTTTGGTATTAAAAAAACATAAAACAATTCACGAATTTATTGAGGACTACAAAGACAATGATTCTATTGGGGTTAATTGGGTTTTGTTCGGTGACAATAATTTAACTAAAAGTGACGACTACGGAATGATTAATCGTTTTACAATGAGACAAAATTCACCAAATCACCACATTAAATCAATAATTAATTTAAAAAATGCTGGATATATGTCGGTACATAACCATAGTGGTAAATGTGTTGATACCAATTATAAAAGAATTGACAATTCACCATTTAATTATAATGGACCTATAGATGTCGCACAAATAAATCATTATTTTTGTAAAACAAAAGATGAGTTTATCGAGAAATTAAATAGGGGTAGGGCCGACAATGGAACACATAGAGACATTTCCGATTTTAACGACAATAATTTCAATGAAATTGAAGACTTAACAGCAATGAACTTTTTATATGATAACAATAATTTACTCAACACATAAAGACGAAATTTATAATAACAAATTTAGACAACATTTGTTACAAAGTTCCGGGCTAAAAGATATTCAAATATTAGAATACATTAATCACAATCAATATAGTTTATCTGAATTATACAATAGAGGTATATCCGAATCAGAAAACGACATCATTGTATGTTGTCATAACGATATAAAACTTGAAAATGGTTGGGGTAAAAAATTACTTAATGATTTTGATAAAAATCCTGATTATGGGATTATAGGTAAAGCTGGTTCTTGTTATTTTCCGGAATCCGGAATTTATTGGGAAAAAATGCGTCAGACAATGGTTGGTCAAGTTTATCATCACCCTGAAGGTCGGAAAAAATGGTTAAATACTTATTCATCAAAATTACCGTATTTAATCCCTGTCGTAACTATTGATGGATTATTTATATCGTTTAATAAATTAAAAGTTAAGAACCAATTTGATGAAACAATTGGTAAATTTCACTTTTATGACCATTTATTTTGTATACCAAATTATTTAGACGGTGTTAAAATTGGTGTAACCTCATCATTTGAAATTACTCATGAATCCGTAGGACAACCGAATCAAGAATTTTTTGAATCAAAAGATAAATTTATTTTAAAGTGGGGAAAAAAATTACCCTTAGATTTGAAACCTGAAAAAATATATGTCCCCGAAATTAAAGAAAAACCAATTAAAAATATTGGTAAAGTTGCCATTATTATTCCGACCAAAAGTAAATTAGATTTATTATTACCTTGTATCGAATCATTTTACGAACATTGTAACGAAAATTTATTTGAAATATTCATATCAGACACTGGTTCATCAGAAGAAGAAAAAAATGAAATTAAAAATTTTATTTCATTTAAACAAAACATAAAGTTAATTGAATATGATTATTACAATTTTGCGAAAATAAATAATGATGTCGTTAAAAATCATTTAACTGACTCTCATGAGTTCATTTTATTTTGTAATAATGATATTAAGGTTTGTAATAATGCGATTTACGGAATGTTAAAAATCTTCAAAGAAAATAAAAAAGTTGGGACCGTAGGTGCTAGACTTCACTTTAAAGATAATACAATACAACATGGAGGTATTACAATGTTAATTAATGGTAATAATATTTTAGGTGTCACCCATAATAATTTAGGTAGTTACTATGGTGATTCGATTAGTAAGAAAACTATTCTCGGAAGTACCGGAGCGTTATTAATGATAAAAAAGATAGTATTTGAACAATCCGGATATTTTAACGAAAATTACATCAATTGTTTTGAAGATGTTGAATTAAATTTAAAAACTAACTTGTTAGGCTACTCTAATGTGTATGACGGAAATATAGTTGCGTATCACTATGAAAGCAGTACAAGAAATGAAGATGAAGATAATATAAAAAAATTAATGTCAGATTACCACAATAATTTATTACCATTCATAATTAAACATTTTAATCATTTAAAAGATAAAATTCAAATTATTAATTAAAAAAAAATGAGAATAGAGTTACACACAAAACCGTGGTGGGGTTATAATAAATAAAGAAAAGTATTACTCATCAAATGTTACTAAATAAATAAAACAAAAATATATTATAATATGAAAATTGGAGTTATTGGGGCAAACACGTTAGGAGTTGCCTTTTCATTAATATGTGAAAAAGCTGGATACGATGTCACGATTTATGATGAAAATGAAGACGTTATTTCGAATCTGAATCAAGAAATATACAACACAACCGAACCATTAATTCAAAAAATGTTATTCGACTCATATGAGTTTTCCGGAACTACAAATGTTATTGAATTAATAGAGAGATGTGATTTTATATTTACATTCGTCGACACAATACCAACCATTGATGGTGGAAATGATACTACAAAAGTTTTTGAGGTGTCAAATCATTTTTTCACAGCGTCACAATTAGATATACCGATTCATAATAAAAAATTCATAATTGGGTCAACAATGAATCCTGGTGAAACAGAACAGATTCAAGAAAAATTACATATGTTCAATATAGAAGTTGGGTATTGCCCAACAATGTCATCTGAAGGTAATATAATTAACGGGTATTATAGTTCTGACATTATAATAATTGGGACTGAACACCAAGAACTCTCGAATCATTTAATTTATTTGTTTAGTAAAATTCAACCAAACGGACTTAATGTTCATACAATGTCTTCTAAAGCGGCAGAGATTTCTAAATTATCAATAAATGCATATTTGTCTATGAAAATTAGTTTCGTTAATATGTTAGGTGATTTATTTATTAAATCCGGATTAAAAGAAGAATGTGGTGTGATATTAAATGCTATTGGGGGAGATTCGAGGATT